TACCTAACTTCGCACCTTGTGTGTTTATATAACTCGTTGTACTGCCTATCCCGTTTATTCTACTTACCATGTATTTACCTCAAGTACTCTAATAGAGTCTGTACTATTCCCAATAGCCTTTTCTTATCCTTCGCATTTGGCGACCTGATTTTACTCATCATTGCCAGATTCAGACATTGCGGTTTTAACATCTGATGAAGTATCAAAATTGCTTCCACAATCATTACCTCACGCATAGTAGCGAAACACCATAAAACAGTTTTTGTGTACTCTTCGCCACTTTCGATTTTGCTCTTAACGATACTGGAACTACTGAGGTACTCACGCCAGCCATTTTCTTTTGAAGTGGGTTTGATGTTCTTCGCATCTTTTACCCTCTGATAAAGCTGTTTCGCTCCCAGGTACATCGAACCGTCCGCGAACTGAAATATATAAACAAATCCGGCATAGTCACCAGATAGCATTTGCTTTTCATTCCAGTCCTCAGTGTACTTCCATTCACTCATATAAATATCCTATAGATTAATATATAGGTATTTATATGAGTGATTTAAAAACACGATTAAAAGAATATGAAGGTACTAAAGAGTATCAGACAAAATTGAAGTACTTCAGGAATGGGAAATTCTATCCATATACTGACAGTTTAGGATTTAGTACTGTAGGTTACGGGCATCTCATTCAGAGGGGTGAAGATTTCAGTACTGGCATTACTGAAAATGAAGCGGATCAGTTGCTATCACGCGATTTAGCAAAAGTGCATGTGCAAGTACAAACATTAGGGTTAACTCTCCCAGATGACTGGAATGATTTTCTGGTAATTATGGTATTCCAGTTAGGGATTACAGGTACTCTCAAGTTCAAAAAAATGATCTGTGCACTTCAGGCAAGAAATTACTCCGAGGCAATTAAACAAGCCAAAGATTCATTATGGTATAAACAAACGCCAAATCGCGTTGACTCCATGATAGCAGTACTGAAAAACAAATAAAGAAAAGGCATAGTACAAAAATACTATGCCTTTTTTTACGGTTGTCGTTGCTGTAGAATTGTAATCAGTTTTTCTATCTTAACATCCAGATCATGAATCTGAGTTTCAAGCTTACTGAGTACATCACGCATTTTATCCTGATCCGCTTCTATTCTCGTGATACTACGATCTTGTACAGCAATGGTAGTTTCAATAGCAGCAACTCGTGCTAACAAATCATCAGTGTCCTTAGTATTATCACGGAAAATGGTATATACAAAAACACATCCAGAAATAATCAACGCTAAAATAGTTCCAATATCCATAAAATTTAATACCCTTTTCTTTTATTGTATTTAGTATCCAGTGAAGGAAGCGAGTGCTATTTGAACACCACTGTTCCCCATTGCTGTACGATATGGTTTTTGATTTTTATTAACATACTGCAAGGTGAAAGAAGTATTACTGTTACGTCTAATCAGAATGCCTGAATACCCTACTACATCACCATCATCTGACACGTTCCCTGGACACTGACTAATACAAATCCAGGGATCTGCAAAATCGGTAGTAAGCGTTAATGCCGTTGAGAGGTCATGTGATACGGGTACAGTAAAGAAATCCCGTATACGGGGCATAGTACCCGCACTTGCCGCAGTCCATACTAACTGGCCGGATGCATTGAATACATCGAGATAGCCGGATGTTAGTGCAGTGGTGTTACTGGAGAGCATAAACCGCCCTGAACCAGCCTCAAACAGTGATGCACCCGGAAAACAGTACTTCCCATTTGTCTGCAACTGAAACCAGCGTAGCCCCGTAACAGGGAAGAAACCTGTAGCGAGATAACCTAACGTACTGCCATTACCGAAGGCACTGGCAATCTGATAGTACCCGGTATCTGAAAGACTCCCCATTGCCTTAACAGAACTCATAATTACCGCTCTGTTGTCAGAGTCAATAGTTAATGCCCCTGCTGAATTGTAAACCTGAAAACCTGACATTGTTCTTCCTTAAACGTCATATTTGTATACGTCAAATGTTAGCGTTTGTGCATAAGTACCTGTAGTTGGTAAGTACTGCACCGTGAAAGCATTATTACCCGTAATACAGTAGAAATTATTCCAGTACTGATTAGTTCTGAGTACTGCTAACCATCCGGTACTCTTCATACCACTAAAGGCAACACTCCAGGCGGTTTGTCCTGCGGCAATGGAGAGATTCACACTCCCCATGTACCGCATATTATAATCACCAAGGTCAACTACTAATCGCCCTGCTGCGTCCCAGCATTGTAATCCCTGAGCCATTACCATAACCCCATTCGGACGCGTAACACGTTATTGCTGTCATAGATGGTGATTAAGTTATTATTGATTACCATCCTGCCTGTACCAGAGTTTCCATTGATATAGAATGTGCCCGACTTGTTGATCTGCCATCCAGTACTATTAGCTACATAGTTATTACTCTGAATAGTTGCACCAATTTTTGCATTGGTTATACAGCCATCAACAATCTCAGCGGTATTTACAGCGGCACTGGCAATCTTCGCATTGGTAATAGCGGAATCGGCAATATATGCACTGCCAATGCTCGCCGCCTGAATCATGGATGTTTTAATGTATGTAGTACCATTCACAATGGCGAATGGTGCAGTACCCCCAACAGTAGCCGCCCCCGTACCCGAAACAATGAATTTATCAGCGGCAAAATATACTGCCCCTGAGTTAGTCGCACCACCTGCCATTAATTTAAATCCTGCTACAGTACCGTTAGCATTAACCGAAAGTGAATAGCTTGCGTTGATTTCTGTTTTAGTAGCTTTAGTTGCCATTTCGGTACTGACAGTACTGAACTTACCATCAACAGATGATGACAGTTGAGTA